GGACCGTATGTTGTTAATAGCTGATAGGGTATCGAGTCTGCTGCTTGCCAAATTCGGAATTGAAGCGAGTGAAGAGAACCAGAGAGAAGGGTATGAGTTATTATTATGCGAGATTGAAAAAGCGATAGAGGGGGTATGTTGATTTGGTAGCCAGGCTACAGGATGGTGTGCAGGTTTATACGCAGGCTTTTAAGCGTGGACTGGCGCTTGATGAAAAGTACAGGGTAAATGAGTTTGCCGATAAACACCGCATGTTGTCTTCGGAGGGCAGCGCTGAGCCAGGGCCGTATCGCACGGACAGGGTGCCTTTTGCCAAGGAGATCATGGAGTGTTTATCGAACGACCACCCTTGCAATACCGTCGTTTGGATGAAGCCAACTCATATAGGGGCAACCGACGTAGGTATTAACTTTTGGATGTGTACTGCGGTAGGGGCGGCTGCACCGTTTGCTTTTGTTGAGCCTGTGGCAAAGATGGGCCGGCGGCTTGCGCGAAAGAGGCTGAATCCTGCTATACGAGACACTCCCATTATTAACCGACTGATAGCGCCTGCATCGGAAAAGGACGGCGGGAATACGACTTTTATGAAGGAGTATCCGGGAGGATCGCTTAATGTGCTGTGTCCTATCTCGACTGATTTCCAGATGGACTCTTATAGGTACGGAGTACTGGACGAGATTGACACCTGGGAGATTGACATTAAGGATGAGGGTGATCCGATAGCGATGTTTATGAACCGGACGGCCAATTATGGGTCTCGGAAAAAGGTGTTCATTATCTCTTCGCCAAAGCAGAGAGACGCATCTCTTATCGAGCGTGAATATTTAAAGAGTGACCAGCGCAAGTATCATGTGCCATGCCCGGATTGCGGCAAGCGCCATATACTGCTGTTTAAGGGTTTGAAGTTTGAGCATGAGAAGCATGCTGTCGTGGGGCCTGTAGAGTATTTGTGCGATGGTTGCGGTACATTGATTCAGGAGTATCAGAAGACTGACATGTTGGAGCAGGGTGTATGGGTGGCTGAGAACCAGGAGAATGGCAAGTTTCCTGGGTTTTGGATTAATGCGCTGTACGCCCCCCTGGGGTGGGTCTCGTGGCTGGAACTTGCAAATGAATTTCTTGAGGCTAAGCGCCTAAATTCCGAACCTTTACTCAGGACGTTTGTTAATACAAAGTGTACGGAGACATGGCAGGAGAGGGGGTATGACGTTGATAAGACGGGCCTTTATGGCCGCAGGGAGGCGTATGGTGATGTTATACCCAGTGATATTGTTGTAATTACGGCAGGCGCGGACGTACATGATGACCGGATTGAGGTTACGGTGCTTGGCCACGCGCCGGACGAAGAGACGTATGTACTTGAGCACACAGTGATCAGGTGTAATACTTCAAAGATACTGGAGGTTGAAAGCCGCCTGGACGGCTTCATCGAGAAGACTTATACCTCCCGTTGGGGCAAAATGCGTATATCCTGCGTTATTATAGATGCAGGGTATAAGACTAATGAGGTGTATGAGTATTGCAAGCCGCGTGAGAGCAAGAGGGTGTACGCAGGTATGGGCGTGGGTAAGGGAAATGTAACGGCCCCGATTGCGGGTGACCCGAAACGACAGAAGAATAAAACGTTGTTGTTTATGTTGGGAACACATGCGGCCAAAGACACTATTTTCGCACGGCTTGAGATTGAGGAGCCAGGCCCAGGCTATATCCATCTCCCCTTGTCGGTAGGTAGACGTTATTTATTAGAGCTAACGGCGGAGGTGAAAAAGAGTAAAAAAATCAACGGTTTTGTCGTTTATTTTTATAAGCAAATCCGGGACGATAACCACGCGCTTGATTGTTTTGTCTACGCGCTTGCGGCCTTATATATCTTTGCGTCAGAGCTAAAGCCGGGCTTCTCTGTTGTGCAGGCGCTAATGGCGTGGAAGGATGAGTTGGAGGGTGGTGGCGTAGAGAAGAAAAAGCCGAAAAGGGGGATTTATTAATGGCAGCGGAAACGTTAACTGAGTTAAGGGCTGAATTGGTTGAGGTGAAGGAGGCAATTTCTGCGGCGCGGAGGTCAAAGTCGTATACGGAAAGTGACCGTTCGTTGACCAGGCAGGACTTAAGCGATTTACGTGCGGACAAACAGAGCTTAATAAAAAAAATTGATGCCATGGAGAGAGGCGGAATGCGGGTGCGAGGGATGAGGGCAGTGTAGAAAGGGCAAACACATAGGTATTGCCCGTACATAGAAAAATCATGAAAAGCAAGGCAAAGGTAAACGAGGCGCCGCTTGATAAGGCGATTAATGATTGGTTTCCCGGTTGGGGGGCTAAGAGAATACGTAACCGCATGGCGATATCGTCTTATTACGGCAGGGAGTCGCGGCAGAGGCACTTTAGGGAGAACCGGCCCAAGGCGGGTGACGCCAATGCTAATACTTTACGGGATTTACCCAGGTTACGAAACGATAGCTCTGAGCTTATCAGGACTAATCCGGTAGCGGCCTCCGCCATAAACATTAACAAAACGCACGTTGTAGGCCCCGGCATCCGGTATCACTCGCGCATAAACCGCAAGGTGCTTGGCATGGAGGAAGATGAGGCCAATGAGTGGCAGGACATGGCTGAGATGGAGTTTCGCCTGGCTACGGACACGCTTGATTTTGCGGTTGACAGGCAGGCGTCTTTTTCTGACCAGGTATTGCTTGCGTATGGCTCGCAGATGGAGAGGGGGGACTCGTGGGGGTTGTTCGTAGGTAAAAAGCTTCCGACAAACCCTTATTCTACAAAGGTCCAGTTGTTTGAGGCTGACAGGGTGTGTAATGACCCGGATGTAAGCAGCCGTGATACTAAGAACCTTATTGCGGGTATAGCAATCAAAGATGACGGTGAGCCGAAAGCAATCCATTTACGGAGTACGCATCCTAACACAGAGATAGGCGGTTTCAAGCGAACATGGAGGCAAATTCCGTATTTTACTCCGAGCGGACGCAGGAACATATTGCATTTAAACCCGATATCGAGGATAGGGCAGATGAGGGCGGTGCCGTATCTTGCGGGTGTGATTGGCCATTTAAATCTACTCTCTGATTATTCAGACGCCGAGCTTCAGGCTGCGGTAACCGCCGCCTGTTTTACGGTATTCATCGAGACGGAAACCGGCAATACAGGGATAGGCAACATAGAAGAAAACGATCCGCCGCGCGACCCAAACGATAAGGATTACAGGATAAAGCCTGCGGCTTTGGTCGAACTGGCACGGGGTGAAAAGGTATCTACCGCAAATCCGGGTCGTCCAAACTCGGGGTATGATCCGTTTGTGATATCCATATTGAGGGAGGTTGGTGCGTATCTGGGAATAGGCCGGGAGTTGTTGTTGATTGATTTTATGAAGAATTTCTCGGCAAGCCGTGCCGCAGTACAGACAGCGTATAAGAGGTTTGTTGTGGAACGTGCCTTCCTGGTACGGCATTGGTGCGCGATTATACAAGAGAGGATTATTGAAGAGAGTGTGTTCCTGGGCCGTCTGCCAGCGCCGGGGTTTGAAGATCCCCTTCTGAGGCAAGCGTATCTGGGGGCCATCTGGACAGGCCCTCCACAGACACAGCTTGATGAGGTCAAATCGGCTAAGGCATCAACTAGCAGGCTGGCGAACAAGACATCTACGATAGCCGAAGAAACGGCGATCTTGGGCGGGGACTTTGCGCAAAACGTACCGCAGATACAGAAGGAGATAGAATTGTTTGGAGATGGGAAACCTGATGTCGGAGGGCAGGAAGATCGGAGGTCGGAGAAGGAAGAGGAAGATGATTAGAGTCTGAGGTCTGAGGCCAGAAGTCAGAAAAAGCAAAAGATGAATAAAACAAAGGACAGAAAATGGCAAAGATTGGGAATGTGAATATTACGTTTGATATTGAATCAATTACAAAGACAGATTGCATTAGTATGTCGTGCGTAAACCATTTACAGGATTGTTTCTGTTGTAATAACAAGCGTATTGAAATTGATGATAAAGGGCAGTGTAAAGGTTATCAGTTAAAAACAAATGCAAGAACTAAAAAAGAATAACGTAGGGGCTGGCATGCTTGATAGATACCGCCCTGTAAAAATAGATAATGATTGTGATGATAAAACTTACTTGTTCCATTGCTGGGCTGAACATTCTATGGCGATATTAGAAGATGAGAATGGGCGATGCAGTACCTATAGCATGAGTGATATTAAATTTATAGATGTACAGGGTTGTCAGTTAAAAACAGAGAAAGAAAATGACTAAAGAAGAAATGGGGAAGCTAGGGCGTGGAGACCTTGTTAGGCATAAAACATGTGAAGCGGCGATTGTTGTTGTAATGGATAATTATGGTGACAGGGTAACGGCGGTACAAACTGTAGATATTACGAATGAAAACGAATGGGACTTAATCAAAAAGGCGAATTATGGATGAAAACAATATGAATGCTGGAGGGGCGCAGCCGCCGTGTGTATCTACGCCGGGGTTGTGGTCGATATTGCCGGACGCTTTGTCCAGGTGGAATTATGAGTATGAATCTTATGTTAAAGGCCCTCCCGATTATCGGGCTTATATCGAGGCGAAAGGGCCTTTCGATTTCGATCCCTCAACGGCGGACGCCAGGTATTGGCTTGATGGAGATATTGCCGTACTATCTATAGAGGGGGTAATATTACCAAAGGGCGATTTCTGGACGGCACTTTTCGCCGGAGTGGCCCCTTTGGATATTCTAACGAGAGATTACAAGGCGCTTATGGCCCGTGATGATGTAAACGCCATTGTCCTGGATATCGACTCTCCGGGGGGCAGTGTTTTTGGAATGTTCAGTTTTGCGAATATGATATTCGAGGCACGGATGGTCAAGCCGGTCTATTCTATATCCGGCACTATGATGACCTCTGCTGCAGCGCTCATAGGGGCGGCTGCAAGTGAGTCGGCGATAACAGACCAGGCGGTCGTCACAGGATCGTTGGCGGTTATGACCGAGCATACCGATATTTCGAGGATGCTGGAAATGGCCGGGGTAAAGAAGCGCGTGATAACGTCCGGCCAGCGCAAGACAATTGCTTCGCCGTATGCCCCCCTTGATGATAAAGGGGAGGCTGAATTGCAGGCCCAGGTTGACCACACGGACAGGGTGCTGATAGAGACCGTGGCAAAGTTTCGGAACATGAGCATAGAGGATGTAAGGGAGAAGATGCCGGAGGGCAGGCTGTTTATGGGATCAGAGGCCATAGAGGCCAATTTGATAGACGGCATGTTGCCGTCTGAGGAATTCATGCGAAGAGTAAAGGCGGAAATAATGTCCGTTAATTTTAACAGAAATTAATTGAATGATTGTAGGGTCGAATAATCATTTGCCCGTACAACGAAAAAAAGGAGGGAATGTTTATTATGCTTTTTAGCAAAAACGTGGAAGCAACGGCAGAAAATTTAAAGATCCATCACATGGCATTATATACCGAGGTATGTAATGCGGCAGTGGCGGAGGCCAGTGCGGGCAGGGCAGAGGAATTAAAGGCTGCAACCGATGCGGCCCATGCCAGGGGAGTGACGGAAGGTGGCCCAGAGGCGGCAACGGCTGAGAGGGACAGGATAATGGCGGTGTATGATAGGTCGGAGCCGGGGTATGCCAAGGAGATCAAGGAGATGATGGCTGACGGTAGGACTACCGGTCCGGAGGCAGGTGACAAGCTCCATATGGCCACAAAGGTTAAACGGGAAGCAGCGCACAAGTCGATGAAGGAAGAAGCCGAAAAACCAGTTGATAGTGACCATGAGGGAGATGCCGAGGCACAGGAGGGGGAGGACAAGAAAAAGGCAGAGGAAGGCAAGAAGGACTTTATGGCGTTGGTTGGTGAATACCAGAAGGAGCATAAGTGTTCTAAAGGGGAGGCGATATCTGCGGTTGCGGGGTCGCATCCGGACGAACATGCAAAGTATGTAGACGGTATGTCAACAACGAAGGCGTAAGGTGAGGCTGGAGACCTGAGGTCAGAGGTCAGAAGCAAGAAAACAGAAAACAGAGGAAATAAG